ATCAGGCTTGAGGTCATACAAGAACTCTCCTAACCAGTTGAACCTCTCGTTACTCACACTGGGATCAACGTGAGCGCACGAGAAGACTACTACTGTCTTACTCATCCCCTAACTCCAACTCTAGTTCGCTTAGAGCAACACTGATATGAAACCCAAGCTCCTCAAGCTGGTCTTTACTAAGCTGCATTAACTGTGTCAATAGACTGTTTACTTCAACCATTCGTCGGGTATCCTCTTATCTGCGTAGGTGAAACCGTACTTATCGCACCAGTCACCATATGTTGACTTAGCGCCCTTGTTTAATTTTGCCCTAGAGTTACTAAAGACAAAACGTATATCAAGGTCAGGGTGTTGTTCCTTGACCTTCAAGTGCTTCTTTCTATCAGCGGCTACAAACCTCCCCTTTGACTCAACTATAATACCATTAGGTAAAATGAAGTCAGGGGTGTAAGTCTTGTTCTCAAGTAGGGTCCACTTAATCTTTAGTGTCTCATACTCGAAACTTACACCCCGCTTCTTTAAGTCAACGGAGATGTCATCCTCTAGTCCTGATCTATAGCCATTCCTTAGAGCGTGTCGCCTTCGTTCACTGGTGGTAGCCACATCTCCCCCTCTTTACGTCTAAGCCAGAGTAGTCTGGCGTTTTCTATTGCAAGGTCCATATCTTCCCCATATGCCTTTAGACAGGTTTCCCAAAGGCTGTGTTCTGTGTAGCAGTCAGCCAGAAGTTTCTCTGCCTTCTTGGGGCCAATTCCCGGTACACCCTTTATGTTGTCAGCGGGGTCTCCGGTTAACAACTGGGTATAAAAGAACTTAGTCCCTGACCACCAATCCACTTCAGACCACCCTTTTGTAAAGTTGTAGTGATAACAGGGTATCTGTAGCATGTCCTTGTCGATGGACGCCACAATGGTTGTAGGACCATACTTAGTTGCAGCTATGCCAATTAGATCATCTGCCTCCTCTCCATCGCTAACTACTGCTGAGTAACTATCAATAAGGTATTGCCTAGTTAGTTCTAAGTACTTTGGCCTGTCCTTACCCTGCCTGTTCTCTTTGTATGGGGCAGCTTTTGCTATCTCGTACCTGAAGTTGTTCTTGCCAGTAAGGTAAACTATGTAGTCATTAGAGCTTACGGGAAATGTGCAAGTCGCTTCCAGCACATCCCCCATAATCTCCTCTGTCTTATTTATAGCATCTGAAGGCAAGTCCTTATCTTTTGAGGCGGCTGCTTGATAAGCAATTATATCACCGTCTATAAGAACCTTTCCACCTTTCATCAAAAACCCCCAAACACCATTTGACCATCATCCTTTTCAAAGGCAACATCTTCTACATAAGCAAAGCCGATAGCCCTAGTGAAGTCGCCATACGCTCGGCCTAAGCTGTACAGATCGTCTATGTCACTCCTGACCATAGTTACACTGCCAGTAAAACCGTCTTCCTCTTTGTCGTTTTTAACAGTCATTGTGAGTTCCATGTGTTATCCTACCATAAACAGTTGATCGTCTTCTGTCGGCCCACCCTCAGAGTAGGGGACGTGGTTAGTAACCCCAATATTCAAGAGGCGAACCCCCGAACCATTAGAGTAGGTGTCAAACTGGACCTTGGCCTCAGTCCCATTACCAAGTGGACCATCCTCACTAAAGACCCAAGCTCGTTTATTATCGACCCCCTCAGTTAGATTCACGATACCCGGCGCCCCTCCGTAGTCCTTCTCAAAGGGTTTACCATTTCGGTCTGTAAACGTCTTGATGTCCGTTACGCCACGTTTTAGCTTCATATACTTACCAATGCCAAATTGGGCATCCCCGTCAATAATTCGTGGGTTGTCCATAACTATAGGCTTTAGTCCATCTTGGAGAAGCTCCTCAATCTGAGACGGGTCAGTGAAATAAGCCTGTACAATGTACTGGCCCCCTTTGTCGGCAATGCTCTTTGCGATACGGTTTCCGCGGGGGTCTCCGTAATCGGCGTTCTCAGGGAAAACCTTAGCATATTGCAGTACCATATCCATCGTGTATTTAGTCATGTGTCGAGTTCCTCGCATGTTTCCATATAATATAATACATACCTAAATCCTGAAAAGTTTCCAAGATTCAGACATTTAATTACAACTTAGTGAATATCGGCGTAACTTTTACCGAACTGCACATCAGTACCCAAAGGTACGTTTAGTTGTAAATCCTTGTTTAGTAAGTCCATAGACCTTTTCATCGTAGTTTCTACAAGTTTTTCCTCCCCCATCTTTACTAGGGCAATGACCTCATCGTGAAATTGCCCAATAACTTTTACCCCGCCCTTTCTGCACTCAGAAACCCAAGTGTCAAAACAGAAAACCCCAGTACCTTGGTTCAACGTGGAGAACTTATCCTTCTCGTTACGAAGAGCGTACCAGAACCTAGAAACGGGGTTCCATAACCAAAGACTGTCGATGCACTCCTGTGTCTTTGTGTCCTCTGCAACCTGAGTGACTGCCTTGTTACGTTCCCAGAAGGCATCTAACAACTCCTTGGCCTCAGTCAGCTTCATGCCTGTCTCACGGGCTAGTTTAGACGCCCCTATACCATAGGTGGCACTGTAGTTAACCACTTTGTAGTTTTTACGAAGTGCTTTGAGGCTACGCTCCCCGGAGTTGTGTAAGTCTATGTCCTCTTGTGTTATGACCCCTGCAAACTTTGCCAAGTCTAAGTGGGGGTCAAAGCCCTCTTTGCTCATCTCCTCAACGTACTCTGGGTCATGCGGTTGCATGTAGTGTCGTTTTGTAGTGTCCTCCAAGGAAGTCATATCTGCTCCACACAAGACATAATCGTCTGGACAGATAAGACACCCTCTGATTTCAGCACCATAAGGTTTTTCCACACCCGGTAAGTTTACCAATGGCTTGGCGTGTCGAAACCGCATAGTGTTAGTGAAGCCAGCAATACTAGCTTGAACATAACCATCTCGTTGAGCATTTAGCATCCCCTTAATAATACCAAGCCTGTGTGACAATACGGATAGACCGTCTAAGATAGCCACAGCAGGGTCTTTGTTAACCAACTTTAAGACTGACGGGCAAAGTTCTCCATTGACAGTCACTTGCTCGACACTCCTATCAGGGCTGTTGTTTGTACCCTTAACAAACTTAAAGGAAGTGGGTTCCCACCCAAGGCTTCCCAACCACGCTTTTACCTGTGGTGAAGAGTTGGGATTAGCCCTCTCTCGTTTGTGGACAACGCGCAAACTAACTGTGGTGGTAGGAACCTTGTACTCAGCACAGAGGTCAAGCCAGTTTTCTCCAGCAACAGACATATCTCCGTTCTTCTTCCACATCTTATCCTCAGATGGCTTGATGGCTTCTTTGTACTTTACAACCTCTGGCATAGCATCCGCTAGTTGGTTAATCTTATCAGCTTTAAGTTCCTCCCACTCGGCTAAGTATCCCTCAGCTTTTGCTACGTCTAATTTCCACTGTAGCCCCTCCTGCTCTGCCGCACAGTCCATCTTAAACGTGAGGTAGTCCAACAGTCGCTCTTTGTCCTCTGGCTGATCTTTATACAACTTACCTAGCTTGCGGCTGAGGTCTTTCCATAACTTAGAGTTGATCTTAACGTCCTCTTGGCAACGGTGTTTATAGTCCTCAGCAGAAAGGTTTTCCCAATCTGTAATCTTTGGCTTAGGTACACCATACTCTTCCCCATAAAGGTCTAGGTTGTGACGTGTACGATGGTGGTCTATGTACCAAGCGACAGCGAGGGTGTCTATCAACCGGGCCTTAACCTTAATGCCCAAGACACTTTCCACCGCTGGTACGTCAAATCTGACAATGTTATGTCCAATGAGAGTGTCATCCGCCATAAAGAACTCACGCATCTCGTCGTAATCGTGTGTGGAATTAACTGTTTCACCCAAGTCATCGGACCAAGACAAGACGTGTATCTTTGTGCTGTTTAAGCCATCTGTTTCAATATCGAATATTCTGTTCACTCATTCACCTCTCTTAGTTTAAACGTGTCCGTACTAAAGCGGAGTTTCCCAGCGACACCCTCGACAGATGCAGGACGATTCTTCTGAACTACAATAGAAGTAGTGTTTCTGTCAATCAAGGTATCAGCTTCCTTATCACGAGATAGGTCAATCAAAACGCTGGCCCTTTGTGCAATCATTCTGCAATACTTGGGGTCTCCCTCTTCGTTAGTGTGGGCAATGGTGACAATACCAACATCAAGTTCGGCAGCTAACTTCGATAGTCGAATTGAAAGGTCAGCCAACATACTCTCCTTGCTATCGTCAGAACTTCCCACAACTACGTCTTGGATAGGCTCAAAGAATATGTACTTACATTCACAAGCCTGACTAAAGTAACGTATCTGATCGCACAACTCGTTGACCCCTTGACCATCTTGCAGGAAGAATTGATACAGTAGGCCGTTTTCTGTAAGACTGGTGATAGTCTCTTTAACAAGCTCTGTAGCCCCCTCCTCTTCGATGAGGTCACGCCGTGTAAGGTTTAGGTCAGCCTCGTAAGACACTAGGCCCAACAAGCTGCGTAACTTAGTCTCCTCCAAGTGCCAAGTGGCAATGGGGATACCTTGCTTGAGCATGTTATACTCCAACAGACGCATAACCTCAGTTTTGCCTATGCCCGTGGGGGCCTTAATAACAGTGAAATGCCCCTGCATCAAACCAAGTATCTTCTCATCAAGAGCTTTAATCCCGGTTGGAACATAGTTGTGAGAGGGCGAGTTCTCGAATAGGTCAAGAAACTGCTCCGTTGTGTTTAGTACGTTATCTGGGACGTACTTTGAGGCATTGAACCAAGCGTTGACAAACTCTTTAGACGCACCTCCAACTAGGAAGTCGTTAGCATCCTTAAACTTGTTGTGGGATACCCGAAAGACTTTGGATGGGAACATCTTACAAATCTTATCAGCAATCTCATTTCCAGCCTTATCGTTATCAACGGATAGAACCAAGCGGTCGAAGGAGTCCAAGTACGGCTTGCAGACCTCCCATAACGACTTGCTTGGGGTTGCTGAGGGCAAGGACACAACAGGGGATATGTAACCATCACGGTTGTTTAACATCTGATAAGCCGATAACGCATCAAGCTCACCTTCCGTGATAGTCAAAGTCTTAGAGCAACCAGCGGTGAAGAAATTCATGCCGAATAACTCATCGGTTTTGAAGCCCTTTGACACATAGAAGTCCTTGTCCTTTAGGTCACGGGTTTTAATTCCACCGGAGGGGTACACATACTCCTGTTTAGCTCCCTTGTTGTAGGTCTTTACGTTATAAGTCTCCATAGTGCGCTCTGAAAGACCTCGCATTGGAAGGTATTCCCCGTCACCGCTCTTCCTGATAACCTCCCTAACCGGGCTAGGCTCTGCGTCAAACAAATCGTCGTCCTCTCTATTAACTGTCCCCAGTGGGGGGTACTTCTTGGCAACCCAATCAAACTTGGGGCTATTGGATGGGTAGTTTGACCTGCAAGAAAAGCAGAAGCCAAACCCCTTAGTGTTGTAAGAAAACGCATCACTACTACCACAGTCAGTATAGGGACAAGGTAACTTTTGTATGCTCTCGTGCTTCTCTTTAATCATACTAGAGTCTCTTTCTTTACTGATCTACCTTAACGGAGGGCTTAACAAAAGGGGTACATATATATATACATACCTTAAACCCATCTTGTTTCCATACCAAATCAAACTTTTCTGAAGTGTTGCTATAATGGAACAAGGTCTCTCAGCTTATCTAAAAGTTTCTTTTCCCTCTTGGAGATAGCTGACTTATTAACCTGCATAAAATCAGCAATCTCTTCCATCGTCATATCCTCCACAAACCTCATGTGTATATACAGGCTCTCTGCATCGTTTAAGTTTTCATTTAGAACCAACTTAAATTTATCATTAAAGTCCTTTTGTTCGTACTCCCCCTCGTAAGAGTTTCCGACCATGTGACCAGCTTCTAGACTTACCATCTCGGCCTTTAACGTGTTTCTAAGGTGATCTATACCCTTATCACTCCAAGTGTGTTGGTCCCCTAGCGATTCAATGTCTAGCCCCCTGACTAAAGTTCTCGAAACAGTGGACGTAGGTATCTGTACTGGAAATAAGTCTAGGTTAAGGTAGTCGTGCATCCTGCTGTTAGCTCGCCTATATAACGTACCCCAGTGGTCAGAGGCTTGCTCACCTTCACTCTCCAACTTTTTTATAACCTCTAAGCACTCTAATACACCTTCACTAACCAAGTCATCAAAGTGTGAGTGACCTGCCTTATACTTATGAGCAAGCCTGTGGCACATTTTAACAACCTCCTTGATGCTTATGTTACTATCGCTCATAGCTTATCCTTTCCCTCAAGTTGATTGATACGCATCTCAGCATAGCGAATGACCTTCTCAAGGTCTGTGATCTCGCACTGAGCCTTACTCATTCCCTCGTAGGGCTTGTATCCTGCACGACTGGCATACTTGATGATATTCCCACGCCAGAACTCAAAGCCATTCTGCATGATGTATGTGATAGGTTCGATCTTCCACCGTGCATAATGCTTAGGTTCATTCACGATGTCTGCTGTATGTTCTGCCATTACGTTCTCCTTAAAGTTCTCTTGTTCTGCTATCAACTTTCGCCACTCACTGTTTATCATTACTCTTCCTCCAAACAGAAGCCACACCATGTGTCCTTGCTTGCATTACCACAGCTGACACACTTGCGCCACTTATTCTTTTCGTCACGTTCTTGAGAAGCCTTGCGTTCCTCTGGTGTCATGGGTCTAATCATAGTTCTTTCTACCCTCTGCTATCACCTGTTCATACTTAAAGAACAACTGCTCAAACTTCCACTGGTATAGCTGTTGCATACCCATCAAGGCGTTCATAAGTTCGTCTTGGGTAGGTTCACGTTCACCGTCACCTATCTGTCTGAAGACAACCTGAAGGTCATCACAGACATGCCAACAGTCCATTATCATTTGCTCTAAGTCATATAGTTTAGGCATTTGTCAAAGCCTCCCACGACACAGGGAACAACTCTTTCATCTTCTCACTGATCTGGTCAGCTACAATGCGTGTCTCCGCCTGTGTATCAGGCTTACAGCGTAGGTTACACATCTTCGCTATGGCCCCTACCGTTCCGCTCCAGAACCACTCCGTGTACATACTCTGGGGCAGTACCATACGGGCTTGCTCGGGGGCTACTCCCATGTCAAGCAGATCGTTGTAAGCAGTGAGACATGCCCAGTTAGCATCACCCCAGTCACCCACATCAACGACCCCATCAGACCCCTGCTTCTTATCCGCCGACTTACCACGCCATACCTCTGGTGTATAAAACTCAATATTTTCAGTTGTGTACCGCCTAGATATTTCATTCCAAGGCATATACTCATGTTTTTGAAGCTGACGTGCTACAAACATAGGCGCACGACATTGGAACGTAACCCATGTGTGGTTAAAGGGGCTTATGTGATTATGCTTGGCAAGGTATCGGATCAACCTAGCGTCATCTTCTTTGAGCTTAGGTGGCCCCCAAGGGTCATCCTCCATCTCACTACGCTTACCAAATGATACCCTAGCACTGTTTACGACCATAAGGTCAGAGCCAGCGTGTTGAATATACTCAGCTGTAATCTGTGTCATTATCATGTTCCTCTGCAAGTTTATTCAGGCGTTTTTGGGCGTCTATTGAGTCTTTAGCCATACGGTCTGGGGAAAAACCCATGTAAACACTTACAATCATACGGGCGTACAAGTCACCAAGAAAGTCAATCTCGTACTGCTCCAGCAAGTCTTTGTCTTTCCAGACCTCATCAAGATCGGCAAGCAACATCGGCAACTGTGCCACTGCAACTCGGTTAACCCCTTGATACATATGTTCAATATCCTCGGACAAGATCGGCAATTCTTCTAGGTTTTGTAACATTGTCTCTCTCCTGTAGTTAGAACGGTACCTCATTATTTCCATTGCGGGGGTCATTGAAGTATCCCTTTGCCAGATACTCCAGCCGTGGATCAAGGAGTTCCTCTAGCTCACGGATGATTGACTTGGGACGGATACCCATCTCTTCCAAGTGTTGCTCAAGTGTCATGTTAAACATTCTCATTTCCCTTCGGGTGCTGTGTAAAAAACGTGTGTGCCAATGCGACCATCTCGGTGGTAACTTTTGGCCCAATATGGTGATACTGAGGTAGTATGATAGTGGGTAGAGGTCAAGCCAATACGATCACCTTTTAGCACTGACTTAGCTATTGTCTCAGCTATATCAATCGCTTGTCTATCGAAGACATTGCTGCTGTACTTACGGTAATCATCAGATTTTCCATCGTGGGTGAACGAGAACTGCTTGTGTTGGAAGACAACGGCACAGATTTCGTCGGGCCAACGGGGTGATTCTACC